ATGGTGTGGGTTGGACCACACTGTTGGAACAAGATTACTCAGTGCGAAATGTTGCACAGGCAGGTTGCAGCGAGTACAAGATACACTGCCAATTGCGCAACGAAAAGATCACAGACTATGCGGCTGTCATTATATGGCACACCAGTCCTTATCGAATACCAGTCGCACAGCATCCGTTGCACTCAGGCGATAGTTTGCATCATCACAGTGATCTGTTGTACAGTGACATCAAGGCACAGGTTCAAGACCACCCTGAACTCAATTGTATCGTTGAGTTTTATGAAAAGTATTTTGATACAGCAGCAGCAGAGTTCACACACAACTTGATTTGCGAACACATAGAAATTCGCACACACAACCATCCCTGTGTGATACATGCACATGCCATGCCCTGGGATGGATTATATAAATTTCGTTCGGTAATAGACTTTCAATCGGTGTTTAAACAACATCGTGGATTGATAAATCACTTTACCAACGAAGGTAATCAAATAGTTTATAATAAAATAAAGGATCGTTTGTATGAGCAAGCAACAATATGATTTACGCACTGCCACAAATTACACCACACGCAAGATGTTCTTGGATCCAGCAGGTCCTGTGACAATTCAACGATTTGAAGAAGTCAAGTACAACAAACTGGCAAAGATGGAACAAGAAGCTCGTGGATTCTTCTGGGTACCTGAAGAGGTAAACCTCACCAAGGACTCGCAAGATTTCAAAGAAGCATCAGACACAGTCAAACATATCTTTACCAGTAACCTGTTAAGACAGACTGCCTTGGACAGTATTCAAGGACGCGGCCCTGCGCAGGTGTTTACCCCCTGTGTTAGTTTGCCCGAGCTAGAAGCATTGATGTATAACTGGAGTTTCTTTGAAACCAACATACACAGTAGAAGTTACAGCCATATCATTCGCAACATCTACAACGTGCCCAAGGATGTGTTCAACACCATTCATGACACTAAAGAAATTGTAGACATGGCATCAAGTGTGGGCAAGTACTATGATGACTTGCATAAATTAAACTGCATCAAAGAAACAGATGACGATCCAAATAATTGTCCAGAAGAGTCACACATCAAGGCCATATGGCTGGCACTCAACGCCAGTTATGCCTTGGAGGCATTCCGTTTCATGGTGAGTTTTGCTACTTCATTGGCCATGGTAGAGAACCGTATCTTTATCGGCAATGGCAACATCATCAGCTTGATCCTGCAAGACGAAATCCTGCACAAGGACTGGACTGCTTGGATCATCAATCAAGTTGTGAAAGAGGATCCACGCTTTGCCGAGGCCAAGGCAGAATGCGAAACCGAAGTGTATCAGTTGTACCTGGATGTTATCCGTGAAGAAAAAGCCTGGGCGGACTACTTGTTCCAGAAAGGTCCTGTGATTGGACTCAATGCCAACATCCTCAAAGACTTTGTGGACTACACAGCAGTGGGCGCACTCAAAGAAATCGGCGTCAAATACCTGGAACCTGCACCTAGAAGCACACCAATTCCTTGGTTCATGAAGCATGTGGACACGTCGAAGAAACAATCTGCACTGCAAGAGACAGAGTCGACTAACTACGTTATCGGCGTGATGTCTGACCAGTTAGACTACGACGAATTACCAAATTTATAAGGAAAAATATGTACAAACCCAATCCTACAATAAGAGAGTCTGAAGACTTTTACAATATTCGCAACGTGATGCAAAAGTTTGAACGGATTGAAGAAAAGAATCGCTGCTTGCGAGTGCAATTTTTAGACTGGTTGTCAGTGAAAATGCACGCCTGGGCAGATGGTGTCAAAGCCATGTCAGATCGTATTGATTCACCATGTGTTATCAAAATAGAACCCAAAAGGAAAATCAAATGAAAGCCATAGTATGGTCAAAAGACCAATGCGCCTTCTGCGAACAGGCCAAAGGTTTATTGGAAAGTCGAGGCATTGAATACGAAGTACGCAACATCAGTCACGATTGGACTCGCGAACAATTATTAGAAGCAGTACCAACTGCCAGATCAGTGCCACAAATCTTTTTGGATGAAGAGTACGTGGGTGGATTTAACGAACTTAGAAAGAAATTAAATGATTGAAACAGGAAAAACATACACCTTGCGCATGGGCTATGGTGAAGAAATTGTAGCAAAAATTACCTCAGTGGGGGACACCACTTATACCATGACCAAACCCTTGAGCGTGGTGCCCGGACAACAAGGTATACAGTTGATGAACAGTTTGTTTACCGCAGATCCTGAGGCAGAAATCACGGTAAATAAATCTAGCGTGGCCATGATCGCTCCTGTGCGCGAAGACGTAGGGGACAGTTACTTAGAAGCCACAACAGGTATCAAACCTGTGCGCAGTTCAATTTTAATGGGATAACATGCCAGCAGTACAACGACAAGGAGATCCAAATTCATCAGGTGGTGTCAACACGTCAGGTGTGGCATCTGTGCGAGTAAATGGGCGTCCCATAGTTGTACCCGGTATTAGTGTGTCGCCGCATCCCTGCTGCGGCCAATCTGGATGCGACATACATTGTTCAGCAGTGACCGCAGGTGGGTCAGGCTCGGTGCGTGTAGGTGGCAAACCTGTGATACGTGATGGTGACTCAGACACTTGTGGTCACCCTAGAGTGGCAGGCAGCGCCACAGTGAGAGCAGCATAATGGCCGAATCAACAGCAACACCACTACAACTCACAGCAGGTGTGGGGTTTTATTCTGGCAACGCCATTACCGCCAATACTGTATTGGCCAACAACATCGCCAGTTACAATGCTCTTGCACCCATAGCCAATTTGATTTATACCATTGGACAGGCTGCAAGCAATGTCAGTCTCAGTATTTCAGCTGGCACTTTGGCCAATCTCAAAACACTGGGTGCTAATGTTGCTGGCAACTACTGTCCTGCACTGGGAGACTCAGTGCCCAGCAACGTTTCATGGACTGTGGGCAATGCAGGGTATGCTACAACTATTTCTACCTCGGCCAGTACATATTTAGGCGGCGGAGACTTCAGCAAATTTGCACAGGCATTTGGTGCCGCCCAAGGTTACATCAGTCTTACCAATGCAGTGATCAACAGTGCAGTCAACGCCAACAGCACCGACTATCTTGGTCCTACATTTACCAACATGAATGATTTGATCACTGCAAACCTTACAAAAGTGAATTTGGATTTGAATGCGCTTGGTCAAGATCTTGCTCTTGATGGTGATTTGTTTGCACTGGACACTCTTGAATATTTTGGAACCCCGGCTGGATTATTAAATCAACTGGCCAGACAAGGCGACATGCTCAATGGTACCACTCCTTGTGTGACCACAGCATTAAAAGCACAAGGACTGAATGATAAAAATATTGCTGACTTGGTAAACATCAATGTACAAAGTTTGTTCAATCCTGATGGACTAACAGAAAATCAATTTAATACCTTACAAAAACGTGCGTATCCTGGCTTGACCAATGTAACTGGAAGTTGTTTGCAAGATGTACTGGACATATTAAATTGCACGGTGCCCAACATTGAAAACATGGCTGATTTATTGGTTCCAGCAATGATTTTCCCCAACAGTTATCTTAGTTTGACATTGCCTACACCCAATGGTCCTGTGTTGATTTATGATGCCACAGGCGCAGTCAACAGTGCAATCACTCCCATACTTAACTCTGGCACAATTACACCCACAGGCTGTGACGAGTTGGCAAAAATTATTCCGGCTGCCAATGCCGCGGCCAATCGTGCCTTGCAAATTGCATTTCAACAAGTCAAGGGCATATCTGGTACCACTGTACCACAACTGGCGGCTATACTACAATGACCACAATAACACAAACCGCAGAAGAATCTAGAGTAGCACAACAAAAAGTAACCACACTCAATGGATTGCCATTGGCAGCAAACACCACAACACCTGTGCCTGCCGCAGTGGCCACGTATTATGCTACCAACATAGCATTGGGCTCAGGACCTAATGGCACATTCTTGACCACAGACTTTTTTGGATCAGCTGCCGGCATTCCTTACAATACTGATTTGACCACAGTTACCAGTACCATCACAGCTCAACTCACAGCAGGCACACTGACCACACTCAACACCATATATTCTTATATGAAGACGTTGGTCTCTACTGCCACTTACGGTGTGCCACCCACAATTACTCTTCCTGCTCCTTACAACGTACCAACCTATGCCACATATGATGCTGCCATTGCTGCCTTGATCACAGCCGCAGACGCTGCCATCGGCACAGCCATCACCGCCATGGGGACAGCAACCACTACACTAAACACAACCTGGACTGAAATGGTCAAACACAGTGCCAATGAGGCTACGTTCCAAACACAAGCCAGTATCAATTATGCCACACTCACAGCCGGTGCTCAGTTACCTATTTCTGCTTTTATTCCCGCACTGGCCGGCTACGGCAAAGACAGGCAAGTGGGCATGGCATTTGATTTTTTGAGTAGCATTGCCAATACCTCCAACCAGTATGGACAGGCCATGGTAGGTGCATTGATTGAAGGTGGTAACAAAGCAGGACTTGAATCTGCTGGGATAATCCCAGACACAGATGTGCCCAGCCAATCCAATGCAGTACCACCCTTGGTGTCAACCAGTCAATACGGGTATACAGTGGCCGAAGCCCAGGCACAAGTGTAAAAAGTAGTACTAGAGTAGTACTTGACCAATAATTGCCCAAATGCTATAATAACAGCATGAACCGGGTAAACCAACTTAAACACAAAGTATTACTGGCATACTATCGTACTAAGTTTACGGTGGTAGAATTGCTGGTGATTGCAGTGATCATATTTTGGTTGACCAAAAAATCCATTTTGTATATAATAGAGTTATTGTAGTAAAAAAGGAGCCAAAGATGTATTACATTATTGTTCGAAGCACTGGAATGATCCACTCAGATGGTCCCCATCCTACCCGTGCTTACAAAACTTTTGGTGCCGCACGTGCCACCCGCACACGTCTGTGCCGCAAAGAAGGTTGGAGTGTGACTGATCTCAGCATCGTGGACACCAAGCACTACAAACCCCGCATGGTCGAACGTGTCAACATCATGACAGGGCAAAAGTTTGAGGAAGATGTCAACAC